GTGGGCATCCACAAGATCGTGGAAGGCATTGAGAAAGGCATCTACCGTAAGGTAAACATCACCCCGACGTATGAGGACACCGACCTAGAGCCAACGCAGGAGATGAGCCAGTACCGCGACGAAAAGGTGCGTCTGCTGACGTACTACGGCCTGGTGCCCCGCGAATACCTGACGGACAAGGACGAAGAAGTTGAGGAGCTGTTTCCCGAAGACAGCGCAGCCGACGACTATTCGGACATGGTGGAGGCGATTGTCGTGATCGCCAACGACGGTCTGCTGCTCAAAGCCGAAGAAAACCCGTACATGATGAAGGACCGTCCGGTCATCAGCTACCAAGACGACACGGTGCCCAACCGCCTGCTGGGCCGTGGCACGGTGGAGAAGTCTTACAACATGCAAAAGGCGATTGACGCCCAGGTGCGCAGCCATCTGGACTCGCTGGCGCTGACAACCTCACCTATGATGGGCATGGACGCCACCCGTCTGCCACGCGGCGCTCGGTTCGAGGTCAAGCCGGGCAAAGCGTTCATGGTCAACGGCAACCCTGCCGAGATTCTCTACCCGTTCAAGTTCGGCGAAACCAGTCTGAACAACTTGAACACGGCAAAAGAGTTCGAGCGCATGCTGCTGCAAGCCACCGGCACGCTGGACAGCCAAGGCATGGTGAGCCAAGGCAACCGCGACGGCGCGGGCATGAGCATGGCGGTCGCCACCATCATCAAGAAGTACAAGCGCACGCTGGTCAACTTCCAAGAAGACTTCCTGATTCCGTTTATTCAAAAGGCGGCGTTCAGGTACATGCAGTTCGACCCCGAGCGTTACCCAAGCGTGGACATGAAGTTCTTGCCAACGGCAACCCTGGGCATCATCGCCCGCGAGTACGAGCAGCAGCAGTTCATTGGCCTTTTGCAGACACTGGGTCCAAACACCCCGGTGCTGCCGCTGATCTTGAAGGGCATCTTGAACAACTCCAGCCTGACCAACCGCTACGAGCTGATGGCCGCGCTCGACCAGATGAGCCAACCAGACCCACAAGCCGCGCAAATGCAGCAGGCTCAGCAAGAGTTGGCCATGCAAGCGGCGCAAGCTCAGATCGCGGTCAACACGACGCAGGCCGAGCAGAACCGGGCAGAAGCACAGAAGCTGATGACTGAGGCGCAACTCATGCCGCAAGAAGTGCAGGCCAAGGTGATCTCGGCGACTACGAAGAACCTGCCAGCGGGCAACGAGTCGGCTGAGTTTGACAAGCGGGTCAAGATCGCTGAGTTGATGCTTAAAGAGGAAGACATCAAGAACAAAGGCAAGATCGTCCAAATGCAGATGGCCGAGAAGGCCAATCAAAGCAAAAAGGACGAGGACTTCCTTAAAAGCATCATAGGCGACTGATGGACGCCAAGAAAATCCTGCTGTCTGGCGCGTCTACCGAAGCAAAGCTGGCGGCTATCGCCATTTTGCTCGGTAAAGAGCTGCCTGAAATCCGCGCCAAAGTCTACGAAGTTAAGAAGCTGCAAGGCCCACAGGGTGAGCCTGGCAAAGACGGCAAAGACGGCGTTGCGGGTAAAAGCGGGGCTGATGGCAAAGATGGGGCTGCTGGCCGTGACGGCAAGGACGGCAAAGATGGTGACGAGGGGGACACCGGCGTTTCTATCGTAGGCGCAAAGATCGACTTTGACGGCTCCTTGATTTTGACGTTTTCCGATGGTACAGTCACTAACGTCGGCGAGGTAGTCGGCGAGCGCGGGGCGGCTGGATTATCCGGCCCTGCTGGCCCTGCGGGTCCGCCAGGTGCTGACGGCGGTGGTGGTGGTGCCCCAGTCTACATGGAAACAAACGAAGTTTTCACGGTAAAAAAGAACAGACAATCAATTTTTACTGGCGAGATTCAAATAGAAGCTGGCGCGGTGATTGTTTTTGAAGAACGCAGCGTTTTACTTGAGGTCACATAATGTTTGAACTACACAAAAACGCAGCCGCCACAGTTCCTTCAGCCAGCGCTGACCGGGTACGGCTGTTTGTAGACACTGATGGTTTGCCTTACCTCAAAAATGAAACAGGCACTGTCACATCTCTTAAAGGGGATGCAGGCTCGGCGGGCCCTACCGGTCCAGCAGGCACCGCAGGTGCAGCAGGACCTACGGGGCCAACGGGTCAGACTGGGCCTGCGGGCGCGGCAGGCACCACAGGCCCTACAGGCCCTACTGGCCCACAAGGGCAAGGCATCGTAATTAAGGGCGCGGTTGCTACTGTTGGCGATTTGCCATCATCAGGAAATACACCTGGCGATGCGTATATCGTTGCGTCTAACGGAAATTTATATGTTTGGAGTGGCTCGACTTGGACCGATGCTGGTCAGTTGGTCGGCCCAACGGGGGCTACGGGTCCAACAGGCCCGACTGGCGCTGCTTCTACTGTGGCCGGACCGACAGGCGCAACGGGCGTTGCTGGCCCTACTGGTCCAACGGGCGCTTCTATTACGGGTCCAACAGGGCCTACCGGAGCCGCTTCTACAGTGGCCGGACCGACAGGACCAACAGGAGCTGCCTCCACCGTCGCAGGTCCGACAGGTCCAACCGGGGCCACAGGCCCAACAGGTTCAGCTTCTACCGTTGCTGGCCCAACTGGTCCAACTGGACCGACAGGACCAACGGGTGCGGCTTCGACTGTTGCTGGCCCAACTGGTCCAACTGGACCGACAGGCCCGACTGGCGCTGCCTCTACTGTTGCCGGACCTACTGGTCCTACAGGCGCGACAGGCGCAGCGTCTACTGTGGTAGGTCCAACTGGCCCAACTGGCCCTACTGGCCCTACTGGAGCCGCTTCTACTGTTGCTGGTCCAACTGGACCAACAGGAGATATAGGCCCGACCGGACCTACAGGCCCAAGCATCACCGTTCAGGATGAAGGCTCAACACTGACCACAGCGTTGACCAGCTTGAACTTTACTGGCGCTGGTGTTACAGCAACAAACACGGGCGGCGCTGTTACAGTTGCTGTTACTGGTGGCGGTGGCGGTGGTTTGTCGGCAGCGCAGGCATATGGCTTAATAACAATCTTCGGAGTTTGATATGGCAGCACCAAATTTAATCGCAGCAACGGCAATATACGGAAAGACAACAGCGGTGAGTCTAACAACAACCTCTGCAACTTCCGTGTTGAGCAATGCAGCCAGCAGTGGAAAATGCCTAAAGATTAATACTGTTAACGTATCTAACACTACCGCTAGTACGGCCACCATAACGCTGGTTTGGAATAATGCCGCTAGTTTAGCAGGGACAAGTTTTGCAATTGCAAGTGCTATATCAGTGCCCGCTGGTACTACCTTAAACATTATTGATAAAACAAGTCAGTATTATTTGGAAGAAAATCAAAGTCTAGGTGCAACTGCATCGACATCAACAGCCTTAGTCGTGACTTGCAGCTACGAGGACATAAGCTAATGGTTAAACGATACGAAGGCGGTTTAATTTCTGCCACTCCACCGGCTGCAAGTACTGCTGCTACCAGTGCGGTTTGGGGCATTAGCGAGCAAATTCAATTAAACCAGGCTGGGAATTGGCCGCTAGTTGTACTCCCTGCGCCCTCAACAGTTGAATACCTTGTTGTGGCAGGGGGCGGTGGCGGAGGCGGCTGGCAGGGGGGTGGTGGCGGCGCGGGGGGGTTCCGTACTGCATCAGGGTTTGCAGTTTCCTCCGGCACCGCCATCACAGTAACGGTAGGCGCAGGCGGCACTGGTCAACCGGCTGGTACTGATGGTGCATATACAAACGGGGGTAATTCCGTTTTCAGTAGTATAACTTCTACCGGTGGAGGCCGTGGGGGAAACTTCACCGGTGCCGGATTACCAGGCCAAAATGGCGGTTCAGGCGGTGGAGGCTCGTATGGCAGTGGCGCTACTGCCCCTGCCGGAACAGGGGTGGCCGGTCAAGGTAACGCTGGAGGCACTGGCATTACTCCCGATCCTTATCCAGCGGGTGGTGGCGGTGGAGCCACTTCGGTTGGGGGTAATGCATCTGGCTCCACTGGCGGAGCCGGTGGAGCTGGTACTGCATCAAGTATTTCGGGAAGTGCCGTGACATATGCAGGTGGCGGCGGAGGTGGCGGCGGTAACTCTACAGCAATTGGAGGAGCAGGAGGAACCGGCGGAGGTGGAGCCGGTGGGTCGAACACTATCGGCGTTAGTGGCACTGTAAATACAGGCGGCGGAGGTGGCGGCGCAGGAAGCTCCGGCACCAATGGAAGTAACCATAAAGGCGGAGGCGCTGGCGGCTCTGGCGTTGTGATTATTAGATACTCTACTTCATTTATCGCCGCAGCCTCTACAACTGGCAGCCCAACAGTTACAGTGGCGGGTGGATTTAGGGTTTATACATTTACCGGCTCGGGTTCAATAACATTTTGAGGAAGGCCATGGCACATTTTGCAGAAATAGGATTAGACAATATTGTGCAACAGGTTATTGTTGTAAACAACCTCGAGTTGTTGGACGAGAACGGAGTTGAGCATGAGTCCATAGGTCAAGAATTCTGTCGTAGCCTATTGGGGGGCACGTGGGTTCAAGCCAGTTACAACCGCCAGTTTCGTAAAAATTTTCCGGGTACTGGCTACACCTACGATGCATCTCGTGACGCATTTATTCCCCCAAAACCTTACCAGAGCTGGGTACTGGATGAGCAAACTTGCTTGTGGATCGCCCCTGTACCAGTGCCCGGAGACGACAAGCTGTACCGGTGGGACGAGGACTCAGCGGCTTGGGTCGAAATAACTAGGCGCTAAAGACTGTTAAGCATGAAAATAGCTGTCTACGCCATCAGCAAAAACGAAGCGCATTTTGTCAAACGATTTTGTGCTTCAGCCAAAGATGCTGACCTGATTGTCATTGCCGACACAGGCTCAACTGATGACACGGTTCAGTTGGCAATGAATGCTGGCGCTAGAGTGTTTGAGATATGCGTAAAGCCTTGGCGCTTTGACAAAGCCAGAGATGCTGCCCTTGCCTTGTTGCCGCCTGACATTGACATTTGCATCTCGCTAGACCTAGATGAAGTGCTAGAGCCGGGATGGCGAAAAGAGATTGAACGTGTATGGGCAACAGATACAACCCGTATGCGCTACAAATTTGATTGGAGCAATGGCGTCGTGTTTTACAGCGATAAGGTCCACCATCGCTACGGCTACCACTGGCATCACCCAATTCACGAAAGTATCAGGGCCGATGGCCGAATTCCTGAGGTGTACGCACACACGGATATGCTGTTGGTAAGCCATCACCCTGACGAAACAAAATCACGCAGCCAGTATCTGCCATTGCTTGAGTTGGCGGTCAAGGAAGACCCGTACTGCCACAGAAATGCTTTTTACTACGCTAGAGAATTGACGTTTTATTCTCAGTGGAGAGAGGCCATCCCTGCGCTCAAGAAGTACCTGACAATGCCACAGGCAAGTTGGAGCCATGAGCGATGCTATGCCATGAGGTTGTTGGGCAAGTCACACGAAAACTTAGGTGAAGTTAAAGAGGCTGAGAAGTGGTATCAGGGGGCTTGCCTTGAAGAACCCAACACCCGTGAGCCGTGGGTGGATTACGCCATGTTCTGCTATAACACCCATGATTGGGAGACTTGCTACTTTGCAGCAACTAGGGCGCTGAAAATTAAGGAAAAGCTGGAGGTCTATACAATGGACCCCGCTGCATGGTCTGACAAGCCGCACGACCTGTGCAGCATTGCTGCTTGGCATCTGGGTCATAAGGACAAGGCAAGACAAGAACTGGACGAGGCTTTAAAATTCAAGCCTAACGATCCTAGACTACTTGCCAATA